TTACCATAAGCATTCATTGCTGTTGTCAACACATCCACCGCTGTTGTTGTACTTGTGAACCATACCTGCAATCTTGTTTGCAACCTTGTCTGCAATGTTTGGTTTGATTGCTGTGATTTTATCACCTGACTTCTTTGTGATGTCCTTTGAAGTATCTTCATGAGAAATCAACACAATGTTTTCATAGTCAAGATTCATCAATCTTCTGATGGTTGATAAGAATTCTGTTCTTACCTTGTCCCATGCTTTGAAGCTGTCATCTGATTCATGTGTGATACCTAATCTGTCATACATGAATAATCTGCATGATTCATAAGTATCTTCAAGAAGGTCAACAATAATAGTCTTAAATCCATTCTGACCTGCTGTCTTTTCAAGTTCATCAATAGCTTTCTTGAAGACATCCCATGCAAGAATCTTCTGTCTTCCTTCCATTGTGTCCTTGATAGGTAAATACTGCATAGTAACAAACTGAATGTTTCCATCAGTATTCAGATTCAATGGTGAAGGTGCTGAATCCATAAATGTTGTTTTTCCTGAAAATGCACCACCATAAATCCATAATTTTCTTTTGGTTGTCTTTCCAACCTGTCTTCTTTCTGCACTTGGTAAAATCATATAGTCCAATCCTTTCTGACAATAGTCTTTATATTCACACCAATCACACAAATAAGATTCATTCTTTTCACACTTATCTGTTAGACCAATGTTCATACACGTTTCATAAAAATCTGCAACTTTTGAAGGGTCATAAACCACTTCTTTGATTTGAATTTCCTTTGCTTCAAGTTCTTCATATATTCTGTTCCTGAAGTCCTGAAGTGTTTCTGTTTTCTTCTGTCTAATCTGAACCTTTGGAACAAACACAAAATACATTTTCCTGATGTGCTTTCCTGTGATTCTTTCAAAGAAATATTTGTATACATGCAACTGTCTTGATTCCATATAATGGTCAATGTTATTTGAATACTTGAAATCATACAAATCAAACTGACCATGTGGAAGACCTGCATCATGCTTGGTACATGGAACAATCAAGTCTGCTGTTCCTTCATAAACATCATTCTTGAAATTGACTTCATGAAATCCTTCAGGAAGAAGTTCTTTCATCTTTGGAATCCAATATTCAAGTTTGATAATTTCATTGATGTGTGCATCTGTGATGATAGGATATGAATCTTTGTATTCCTGAATAGCTGTTTCCATATCCTTTTCCATTCCCCTGTGAATTGCTGTTCCAAGAACCAATGGATTTGCAAAGTCATCTGTTGGAAGCACTTCAATGTTCTGTCTGTATCTGAAATCAAATCTTGCAGGACAATTTTCAAAACATTCTGTTGTTGAAAAATGAAAATTATCCATCTGACCACCTTCTTTTCAATAAGTCATAATTGTATGCAGTGTTTGCATCATCCACCTTCAAGCAATCAATGAAGTTCTTGAATAATTCAAAATGGTCAGGATAAAGAAGAATTCCATATCCACCTGCTTCATCAATTTTCTTCAGGTTGTGAATCTGAAGTGGTGAAGGTTTTCCATTTTCTGCCTTGACTTCAATCCCAAGGAATCTTCCATTGCAACATGCAAGGATATCAGGAACACCTGCTTTGGTGAATTCACCACCGCCCCAATATTTAATGAAATAGCAGTTATTTGATTTCAGGAAAGACTTAATTCTGTTTTCAAAATTCTTTTCTGATGCCATGTGTTCACCTACTTCACTGTAATTCTTACTGATGCACTAACATTGGAAGTCTTTGAATATGCTTCAACAATGTCAGGATGGTCTGCTTTCAGTTTCTTGGAATCAATGGTTGTTCTTGTCGTTGGTGCAACATACATAAATTTAACTTTTGCATTCTCAAATGACTTCACACCATGTTCTTCCATTGCCTGAAGCAACTTCTGTTTCATCAGCTTTTCCTGTTCTTCCAATTTCTTCTTCTGAACTGTAATGTCTGTGATTGCTTTCAGTACATCAGGAACTGTTGATTCAATAACTTGAAGGTCAGTTTCTTCAACCTGTTCTTCACACACCTTTGCAATGTCCTGACACACATCATTGCATGTGTCCTTCTTATCACAGAAATAACAGCAATTTGTACATTCATTTTTATCATCAATAGCAACTTTACATTTCATCATAATATTCACCTTCCTTTTCTAATCTTTCATAATATGGTTTTGTGTCAGTCACCCAACCATTTGCATACAACACAAGACATATCCATGTGAAATTGACTAACATAATGACATATGGTTGCCAACTGATAATGCAGTCAATCCAACATATCCAATAAATCAGCGAAAATACATTTAATGCAGTCAAGGCTTTGATTACAAAGTTATGAATTTTTCTTTTCATCTTCTTTGAACAATTCATCTGTGAAATCCTTCCTTTCTTCCAATGTGTGCAGGATTTGTTCTTCAACTGTTCCCTTGCAAATCATCAGATAATAGAAACATGTTTTTTTCTGACCAATCCTGTGAATCCTTTTCTTAGACTGTTCAAAATCTTCTGATGACAATGGAAGTGAAAAATAAATGATTCTGTTGCACTTCTGAAGATTCAGTCCTTTGGATGCTGATTGATACTGACATAAGGTCACACTGTTTGATTCCTGTTCATAGGCTGTCAGGTCTTTGATGTGTCCATTGATTTCTGAAATTGGTCTGTCAAGTTCCTGACATATCTTCTTCATGTTCCATAATTCATCATTGAATGAATAGAATACAATCAATCTTTCCTGTGTGGATTCAACCAAGTCTCTGAATGCATCCAACTTGTTTTGATTGAATTGACTGCATATCTGTCTGCTATAAAGCAATTTTGTCAATGATGTATCACCAACCAATTCCTGACCTTCTATTGTTACAATGCAATCCTTCTGAAACTTCCAATACTCTTTAGGTGCTTTCAATCTGATGTGTGTGAATACCTGTTCAGGTAATTCATAACATTCTTCAGTCTTCTTGAATATTGCACCATGTTCACGCATTTTGGATTTCAACCTATCAATGTTTTTATATGGGTCTTCTTTGTCCACAATCTTGTGTTGAAAACCACCTGAATCAATTGTTGTCCAATTCACATATTGCCTGTTATACAAGTCTTCTGAAATCTTCCAACCTAGCAGGTGGACTTGTGTCCATAGATTTTCATATTTACCACCAACAGGTGTTCCTGAAAGAAGAATCACATGTGCAGGTTTCATCTTCAGGATGAATTTTGTCTGCTTTGCTTTCTGATTCTGTATCAAAGATGATTCATCAAGCATCAATGTGAAATCATATAAGTCAAGCAATTCTTTTCTTCTCCAAGCCAATTCATAATTGATAACACCAACTATGAAGAATCTTTGTCCTTGTGACAGTCCATGATATTCACCAAGCTGTTTCTTATTGGTAAGGTCAAACACCTGCATCTGATAGTTATCTGTGAAGTGTTCCACCCAATCCTGAACCTTTGATTTCTGACACACAATCAGATTCACTTTGCATCCAAATCTTTTCATCATTTCTGACCCTGTGAATGTCTTCCCAAGACCCATATCATGATAAACTGCAATGTTGTCAAAGTCCTTTGTTTCCTGCAATGCTTCTTGCTGATGTGGAAACAGGGAAATCATATCTTGATGCCTGTCACATCTTCAAAGATTTCTTTGTCAAAGTTTGGCATTGCTTTGATGATGTTTTTGTATCTTTCAGAAAGTGAATCCCACCATAACTGTCCACATTCTGATTCATCAAGAATCTTTAAGTAACCACCAACAACTTCATATTCAGGATGCTGTTCTTTTTCTTCATCAGTCATATCATCTGACCAAATCCAATCAACAACATTTCTTGGAATCTGATTCAACAGATATCTTGCATCTGAATTTAACCAATCACGATAAGTCCAATCTGAAGGTTTATTGAATAAGAAGATTTTTGGTTCTTCTGTGTTGAAGCATCCATTGGAAAAGTTAGTCTTGTTCCAATCACCGCTGTTGCGATTACCGCTGTTCCAATCACCGCTGTTGCGATTACCGCTGTTGCGATTACCGCTGTTGCGATTACCGCTGTTGCAAAGACCTGCATTTCCTTTTCCAAGGTTGACCATTCTTAAAACATCTTCCCAACTGATTTCTTCAACAATCTGAATTTTGTTGGTGCAACATTTGCTATCATCTAATTCTTCATCAATTTCACCCAATGCAATGACCTTTGCAACTTTGTTGTCAGGATTGAATGAATAATAATTGAAGCAGTCCTTTAATTCTTTGCAAAAATGAAATCCTCTGTTGCAACAAGAAGGTGTGACATCTTCTTCAAATATCTTTCCTACTTCATATTGAAATCCCCTGCATGTCCAATCAGGTTCAAAAACTTTATAACCTTCCATAATGTTCTCCTTTCTATGACACAGTGATTCCTGTGTGTTCTGTGAATTTTTGTGGACTAATGTAATAAGTCCATTGTGTTGACATCTTAACTGCATAACCAAAAGGGAAGATTCCCTTCTGAAGACCTATTCTGATGAACTGTTCTGACACATTCATCAGTTCTGCAACTTCTGAAACTGATATTCTATTCTTCATAATCATCTGTGTCAGTGATTTCAAGGAACTCTTTAATTCTCTGAAGCTGTTCCTGATTGGTTCTTTTACCTTTCAGTAAATCAGATACATAAGAAATTGTGATTCCTAATTCATTTGCAAGGTCTGTCATTGTCATATCCCTATCAATCAATGCATGTCTGACCTGCTTTTCAAATTCTGACATCATTTTCACCTACCTTTCCTTACATAATTTGTTCAACAAGTGCGTAAAAATTCAGCATAAAATATTGACAAATTGCTGAAGATGTTCTATCATATGAAGTACCACCAACATATATTTAAAACATCAAGCGACTTTTGTTTATATCAGTCTGCTGAATTAGTTCTGCACCTGACACTATGTATATTAGCAGTTCTTCAGCAGTTTGTCAACACTTTTCGCTGAATTTATTCTGCACTTTTTTAAGAAAGGGGAATTGCTATGGAATTTATAGACAGAATCAACCAATTATGTAAGGAAAGAAAGATTTCAAAAAGACAGTTAGAAAGGGAAGCAGGTCTTGGTGCAGGGTCATCATCTAAGTGGAAGACATTCACACCAAATAATACAACCATGACCAAACTTGCAAATTACTTTGGTGTTTCAATCAGTTATCTGACAGGTGAATCAGAATATAAATCTGAACAAGAAGCAATGTGGGATGCACAGTATAATTCAGAAGCATTATCAGATGAATCAATAAGGATTGAAAAAGGATGCAGGATTCCTGTTCTTGGTCAAGTAGTTGCAGGAATCCCAATTGAAGCTATTGAAGAAGTATTGGATTGGGAAGAAATACCATTCAGACTTGCACAGACAGGTGAATTCTTTGGTCTTCAGGTCAAAGGTGATTCCATGTCACCAAGAATGCAAGCAGGTGATGTTCTAATTGTCAAACAACAGTCTGATGCAGAATCAGGTGATATTGTGATTGCACAAGTGAATGGTGACAGTGCTTGTGTGAAGAAGCTATTGAAACAGGATGATGGAATTGTTCTTCAATCTTTCAATCCTACATATGCACCAATGTACTTTTCCAACAAGGACATCATTGAAAAGCCTGTTCAAATCATTGGAAGGGTCATTGAAAACAGACAGAAATTCTAAGAAGGGATGTGATGATATGCTGAATCTTTTTAAGAAAAAGAAGAAAGAACCAAATCATGATATGTTAAATAATTTAGATGAAAATGGTGAACTTCCTTGGGGATGGATATATGCAAATAAAGATTTCTTAAATAAAATTGAAAATGAATATTCCTATTTCTTGAATTCATGGTGTAATGCCCTTGGAAAATCACCAAAAGAATTAAGACCTGCCTTAAAATCATTTGTTATATATTTGAAGGATTGTGAAAAACTGTGTGAAGAAAAAGGTGAATGCTTTGATTTTTGGTTTCATAATATTTTGACAACTAATGATTATATTTCAAAAAGATGTGATGAACTGAATGAATTAGAATCAAATTTTGACAATCTTCAAAAAGATTATGAAAATAAGCAAAATCATATTTTAGAACTTCAAAGGAAAATTCAAGAAATGAAACCTACTGTTGTTCAGGAACTCATTGAAAATGACAACATACTTCAATCAGAATTTTGGAAATTATTTAATTCAGAAGACCAAGATGCTGTTAAAGAAATAGTGTATTCTTTAAGAAAAGAAGGAAAGATTGAAAGAACAAAATCAGGAAGAAGTTTTATAATTCACTATATACAGTGATAATTGTTCGTGCTGTTCTAGGTGTTCTAGGTGTTCTTTGTGTTCTTGGTGTTTTATCTATAATACTTTTAAGAAAATAAAGATGAAACACTAAAGGACTAAGAAAAATATAAATATATATAGTAGTATACAACCAAGAACACCAAGAACAGAAGAACACCAAGAACAAAAAAAATAAGACCCAACTATTGGAAGTAGTCAGGTCTTATCAAAGGATTGTGCTATACACATAAATTTAACCAAAATAAGTATAACACAACCCTTTGTTAAAGTCACCCAATTTTAAGAAAGGATGTGTTTATTTATGCGTTTACCAAATGGTTTTGGAAGTGTTTATAAGTTATCAGGCAATAGAAGGAAACCTTGGGTTGCAAGGAAGACAACAGGATGGACATTTGATGAAGAAAAACAGAAGTCTTATCCAATATATGCTTTTGTTGGATATTATGAAAGTAGAAAGGAAGCATTGACCGCCCTTGCAGAATACAACAAAGACCCTTATGACTTGCACCACAACACAATCACCTTTGCTGAAGTATTTGAAAAGTGGTCTGAAGTGCATTTCCCAAAGGTGTCTGAATCAAATGTGAAAGGATATAAAGCATCATTTAGAACCTGTGAGAAATTGCATAATATGAAGTTTGTGGAAATCAAACTTGACCACCTGCAACAGGCAGTTGATGAATCAGGAAAGAACACCCCAACACTGAAGAAGATGAAAATCATGTTTGGTCTGATGTATGACTATGCAGTGATGCATGAAATTGTGACTGCTGATAAAAGGGACATGGTCAGATATGTTGATATCACCAAGGCAGGAAACCCAAATGCATACAACAGGAAACCATTCAACAAGAAGCAAATCAACATGGTTTGGAAGGTCAAGGATTCCAATACATATTATTCTGTCATCCTGATGCTGATATATACAGGTGTCAGAATTGGTGAACTGCTTGACCTGAAGAAGGAAGATGTTCATCTTGATGAAAGATGGTTCTATGTAAGGGAATCAAAAACAGAATCAGGAATCAGGGAAGTTCCAATTGCAGAAAAGGTTGTTCCATTCTTCCAATATTGGTTAGATAGGGATTGTGAATATCTGATTTGTACACCTGATGATAAGCATTTTCTTTATAGAAACTATTATGACAGTTATTGGACACCATTGATGGAAGAATTGAAACTTCAGCATAGACCACATGACACAAGACACACTTGTGTGTCACTGCTTACTGAAGCAGGTGTTGATGAAAGAATCATTAAAAAGATAGTTGGTCACAAGGGTCAAGGTGTCACAGAAACAGTTTACACACATATTGAATTACCATTCAAACTTGAAGCTATAAATAAGATATAA